GGAGTGGGGCTACAGCATCAGCGGCAAGCCCGTCATCGCGACGTTCAATTCGATGATTCACATCGCCAAGCAGCCCCTGCGCTACAACCCGCATCTGAAGCTCGTCGGCGGGCTTGATCCGGGGATGAATACCGCGATGATGTTCGGCCAAGTGGACAATTTCGGCCGTTTGAACGTGCTTTCGGAGCTTTGCACACGCGATTATGGGGCAAAAAGGTTCATTTCCGACAAGCTAAAACCACACCTAAAACAGTCATATACAGACGCGGATTTCTTAGTTTCGCCCGATCCAGCGGCCAATCAGCGTGCGCAGACGGACGAACGCACCGTCGTAGACATTTTCAAGAAGGATTTCAAGGTGAAGGTGGCCACCGACAACAATCAGTTGGCGGGGCGCATCGACGCTATCGAGCATTTCACCACGCGCATCACGGAAAACGGGCCTGCACTGCAGATCGACCCGAGATGCGTCAGACTCATTCGTGCGTTGCGTAGTGGCTGGAGGTACACTACGAACACCAAAGGCGATACCAGAGACACGCCAATGAAGAATGAGCATTCGCATCCGGGTGACGCATTCAGCTACCTGTGCCAATACTTCTTCGTGGACAGTGAGCGTAGTGTCAAGCGCAAAGCGCAGGGACCAACGCAGCAGTTCACGAACATCTACAACACACGATAGGAACATGCATGGACCCGATTGCACAGCCGGTTGCGAGTATGCCCCCGCCCCAACCGGTGAAGCCATCGGATGCGGTCAGCGCACCGGAACAAACTGCTCCGCTGCCTATCGACCAACTGAAGCTGAAAAATCTCGGCATTCGGCTGATGTCCGATTTCAAGACGTACGAAAATCATCGCAAGCTCACGGAACTACGCTGGACGCGCAACCTGCGCCAGTTTCTCGGCGAGTACGATCCCGACATCAAAAAGCAACTCGATGTGAATCGCTCGCAGGCGTACCCACGCTTGACGCGCGTCAAGGTCGTGTCGATGGTCGCACGCTTGATGAACCTGCTGTTCCCCACCACCGAGAAGAATTGGGGCGTCGGCGCATCACCGATTCCCAACCTGTCGATGGAGGATCTGCAAATCGTGCTGCAGCAGGCGCAGGCGGGCGTGCAGTCGGCACAGAAGCAACTCACCGATGCGGTGATCGAGGCGGCGATCAAGGCGTTCGCGACTACAAGGGCTGAAAACCTAGAGCGCGAGATCGAGGATCAGTTGGCCGAGATCGGCGGCAATCGGAATCTGCCGATGGTCGCGCTCGCGCGCAAGGTGCTGTTCAGCGGCGTGCTGTACGGGCTGGGTGTGCTGAAGGGTCCGTTCGCGCGCCCGCAGAAGCAGCGGCGCTGGGTGAAGGATGCGATGGGGAGTTTCGCGCCGCAGGAGTACACCGCGTTCCGGCCGCAGTTCGAGTTCGTGCCGGTGTGGGATTACTACCCCGACATGACAGCGAAGCATCTCAGCCAGATGGACGGACAGTTCCATCGGCTCGTGATGTCGAAGGTGCAGTTACGCGAGCTTGCGGATCGTCAGGATTTCTTCGGTGACAACATCAAGAGATACATGGCGAGCGTGCCCAAGGGCAACTGGCGCGAGCGTACGTATGAGACCGAACTGCGCACGATGGGCGTGCAGAGCAGCGTCAACGTGTTGTCGAGCAGCAAGTACGAAATTCTGGTGTGGGATGGTGTCGTGTCGAGCGCGCAGTTGCGCGAGGCCAACATCGAATTGCCGCAGGGGCTGTCGGCCGACATGGTGGATGCGTCGGTATGGATGCTCGACACGGAGGTTATCAAGTGCGACATGTCGCCGTGGGTCGAGTTGGAACCCGACGAGCGCGTGAAGATCTACCACCACTTCATCTTCGAAGAGGATGACAGTTCGCTGCTTGGCAACGGCCTGCCCAACATCATGCGCGATTCGCAGATGGGCGTGGCGGCGGCAACGCGGATGACGATGGACAATGCGTCGATCACCTGCGGGCCGAACCTCGAAGTCAACACCGAACTGCTGCGCACCGACACCGACATCAAGAACGTCGTTCCGTACAAGATATGGTATCGCGAGGGCACAGGCGCGGAAGCGGCGATTCCAGCGGTGAAGAATATCCAGATCGACAATCACATCGGCGATCTGAAGAGTGTCATCGACATGCACATGAGCTTCGCCGACATGGAGACGTTCATCAATCCCGGCACGGGCGGCGACATGGAGAAGATGCCCAGCGAGCCGTTCCGTTCGGCCGCAGGCGCATCGATGATGAAAGGCGATCTCGCGCTCCCGTTCAAGGACGTGGTGCGCAACTACGACAACTTCACCATCTCGTACGTCAGCGCGGTGATCCTGTTCAACAAGCACTTCAACACCAATCCGGAAGTGCGCGGGGATTTCACTCCCATCGCTCGCGGCTCGACATCACTCATCGCGAAAGAGGTGCGCGGCATGGCGCTCGACATGCTGGGGCAGACGCTGCAGCCGGAAGAGAAACGGTACGTGAAGTGGCACAAGCTGCTGCAGGAAAAGATGAAGGTGCGCGACGTTGACGTGACCGGCGTCGTGGTCGATGCCGATGAAGCAACCGCTATCGATGCTGCGGCCGATCAGCAAGCGCAACAGGACAAGCTGGACATGCAGGAGTTGTTGAAGGCAGAGGTGCGCAAGCTGCTCGCCGATGCCACCAAGTCGCTCACACAGTCGGACAAAAATTCCACGGGGAGCGAAGTCGCGCAGTTCAATGCAATTCTAGGAGGGCTAGAAAGTGGCGTTACCCCAACCGATGTTCACGCAGCGCGATCAGGTGCTGGAGTACCGGCTCCGATTGCAGCAGGCTTCCGGAGAACCAGCGGTACAGACAGTCCTCCAGCTTCTGAATCTGCACATTGACCAGATTAAGGAGAAGCTGCTGAAAGTCCCCGCCAACGAACTGGAAAAGTGGCAGGGGACCGCGCAGGGATACATGGAAGTACGCAAATGGATACTGGAGCCACTGAACGGCTCCATTGACAACAAGTAGCACGCAGACTATAAGGCCACATATGACTACCGCAACCGCCGCTCCAGTTACCACTCCCGTCGCCACTCCGGCAGCGCCTGTCGTGCCAGCAGTCGAGACACCCGCCGAGGACGATTTTGACGCCGTGTTTGCGGAGATCACGAAAGACACCGCGCCCGCGCCAGTGGCCAAGACACCAGAGGAACTGGAAGCGGAAGCTGCCGCTGCCGCTGCCGCTGCTGCGGCTCTTGCAGCCGGAGACGGCACTGCGGTCAAGACGCCGGAGGAAGTCGCTGCGGAAGAAGCGGCGGCTGCTGCCGCTGCCGCTGTTGCTGCGCCCGATCCGGCGAAGCAACTCGAAGATGCACTGGCGAAGATCGCCGAGATGGAGACGGCTGCTGCCGCTGTCAAAGCCGCTCCGGCCGCGCCTGCGGCGACGGAAACGCCTACCGCGCCAGTCACACCGGAAGCGCCCGCGTGGTATCAGCCTACGGACGAAGAGAAGGCCATTCTTGCTGCACACGTCGAGCAGTGGCCTGACATCGACAAGGCCGAAGCTATTCGCACCAAGGCAGCAGTGTTCAATGCGGTGCAGTACGTGTTCAGCCAAATCAAGAAGCAGTACGACCCGGTGCTTGACAGGTTTGGTGCCATGTCGGATGCTATCGAACAGCAGATCACGCTGACGATGCTGGAGAAAGATCACAGCGACTACAGCACGATCCGTGATAAAGTCGAGGAATGGGTAGCCACACTGCCGACGTACCAGAAGCTCGGTGCCCAGCAGGTAATGAAGGAAGGCACACCCGAAGAAGTCTCACAGCTAGTATCGGACTACAAGAAAGCACATCCGGTTGCAGCGGCAAGCACCCCGCCAGCAGCACCGGCAGCAGTAAAGACCGAACTCTCAGCAGCAGCCAAGAAAGCGGCGGGCAAGTTGACAGTGGTCGATTCGAAACGCACTACAGCGACAGCAGCAGCCGACCCGAATGATTTCGATGCAGCATGGGCCGAGGCTTCCGCCGCAGGTAAGTAGGGCACATACGGATTCCACTCTCTAAGGAGCCATCATGGCAAACGTTGTCCAGTACGGTGACATCTCTCCGCGTACCGCCGCGTACGTCGTCAAGGAACTGCTCAAGCGCGCGATGCCCTACATGGTCATCGAGCGTTTCGGCCAGTCGTATCCGATCCCGCTCAACAGCACGCGCACGGCGAAATTCCGGCGTTACTTCCTGACCGGCGCGACCGGTTCGGCGGGCGCTGGCAATCCGGCGAATCCGTTCTTCACGCCGCTGTCGCTCACGCCGCTGCTCGAAGGTGTCACCCCGGCCGGTCTCAAGCTGTCGTTCCAAGACTACACCGTGCAACTGAACCAGTACGGTGACTACATCAACATCACCGATGTGGTCGAGGACACGCACGAAGATCCGATCCTGTCGGAAGCCACGCAGATTCTGTCGGAATCGGCGGCGCAAACGTTCGAGGCCGTTCGCTACAACGTGCTGAAGGCCGGGACGAATGTGTTCTGGTCGAACGGCGGCGTTCGCAACGCGGTCAACACGCCGCCCAACCTGACGCTGCAACGCCAGATCACCACGGCGCTGACGCGGCAGAATGCGAAGCCGATCACGCAGATCCTGTCGTCCACTCCGAACTATCGGACGGAACCGGTCGAGGCTGCGTTCATCTGCCTCGCGCATCCGGATTCGGAAACGGACATCCGCAACATCGTCGGTTTCATTCCGACCAAGCAATACGGCACGGTCACTCCGTACGAGAACGAGATCGGCGCGGTCGAACGCGTGCGATATCTCATCTCGACGGTGTTCACGCCGTTCCCCGATGCTGGCGGCGCGAAGCTCACGATGCGCTCCACGACCGGTGTCAACGCCGACGTGTATCCGCTGCTGTATCTCGGCCGCGATGCGTTCGGTATCGTGCCGCTGCGCGGGCGCGACTCGCTGACGCCGATGGTCGTGAATCCGAAGCCGGTGGCTGGCGACCCGTTGGGTCAGCGTGGCTCCGTGGGCTGGAAGGCATGGCAAGCTGCTGTCATCCTGCAGGACTGCTTCATGGTCCGGTTGGAAGCAGCCGCGACGGCCTAACCCACATGAGCGGGGGAGCGATCCCCCGCTCGCACAGGAGAACACTATGGCCATCGTAGACATCAACTTCATCAACGCTTCGCTGACGGACCCGTTTGAAAAAGCGGTGTGGGCGCAGTATCTGGCGACAAACGACAGTGTTACCGCCACAGCAGGCGGCGGGCAAGCCAACGCGTTCCAGATCAATTTCATGACAACGCGTGTCACGGTCGTGGCAACCATCGCGGATTCGGTGAAGCTGCCGAACTCGTCTGGCGGGCTGTTTCTCACCGTCGCCAATGCCGCTGCGAACTCCATGAACGTGTTCCCTGCTGTGGGCGAGACGATCAACGCTCTTGGCGCGAACGCGGCGTTCGCGATTGCAGGGGGCAAGGCATGCTTCTTCGTCGCAACGTCCAAAGGTCAGTGGCACACCGTGCTGTCCGCGTAATCAAATCTCTCGACTAAGGAACCGACATGGCTCTCACCGTCAATCTGCAGTACAACAGCGAAGGCATCGTCAACCATGCTTCCGGCTCCGTCACCACGGATGCGGGCGCTGCCGCCGACACCACGATCCAACTCGGCTTCATGCCGCGTGTGGTGCGCTGGGTCAACCTCACCGACCGCATCTCGCTGGAGTGGTACCAAGACATGGCAGCGAATTCGGCCGTCCGCACCGTCGCGGCGGGCACGCGCACGCTCGATGTCGCCAGCGGTGTCACGGTCAACGGGCCATCCGGCACGGCGACCAACGCCAACAGCTTCACGATCAAGTTGGCGGATATTCCCGCGAGCAAGTCGTTTGCGTGGGAAGCCATCGCGTAAGAAAGGGACACGTCCATGCGCACCGGAACCATCGCCGAAATTCGTACTATCGAAAATGGTTTCGTAGTGTGCGTGGACGATCCTGCTGTGCGCAAGGCGAACAGAAATCCGAAAACGCCGTATCAAGATCCGGAGAAGGAATACTCTTTCCCGACCATCGAAAAGGCGCTCGCGTGGATCAAGGCGAACGCCAAGACGCTGACTCCCGAACCAGACGATGATGGAGACGAATACAAAACATCGTTCACGCGGGCAACCATAGGAGACGCATCATGAGCAACAACCCATTCGGCGACAATCTCTCGGACAACGATGCTCCCGGCTTCTCGCCGATCCAGATGGAACCCGCAGTGATTCGCGAGGCTCCGGCTCCGCGCAAGGTTGAGGCGGTCGTTACCGGCCCGCGTTTGCGCATCGTGCTGGAAGAGAACGACAACATTCCGCCGACCGGGCTGTTCTTCGGGGCCGATGGTGTCGGGTATCTGCTCAAGGCGGGACTCGCCGCCGAGGTGCCCCCCAGCATCATCAGCATCCTCGATACGGCGATCATGGCGAAGCCGATTGTCGATCCGATCACGATGCAGATCACCGGCTTCCGCGACAACCTGCGGTTCCCTTATCGTGTGCTGGCGCACATCCCCGCGCCGGAGAAAGTGGCGGCGTGAGTGAATCTCCAAGACGGTCTGGACGAATTGCGCAACGGCATCCTTCGGGATGCTAGTGCGCTGAAGAGCGGGCCTGACGACCACTTCTGGTCCGACGACTCGCTCATCCGGTACATCGAGGACGCGCAGCGTAGGTTTGCGCGTCTTTCGTTGTGCCTTCGTGACGACACCACTCCGACGCTAACGCAGGTGTCGTTGGTCGGTGATGGTCTGACGGACCTATACACACTGCATCCGGCCGTTATCAAGGTAGTCAGCGCCAGACACCAAGACGACACCAAGGACATGGCGAACATCACGCACTACAACGTGAATACGCAGAACTCGTTCACGGAGACATTCGAATTCGCCAGTTATCCGCCACAAGGCAAGCCAACGCAATTCACCACAGACGAAGGTATGGATGGCAGCAAGAACAACGCCATTCGTATGCGCTTCTTCGGTATGCCACTGGATCTGCCCGGTATAACGCAAACTGACAAAATCGTTTACCTACGTACCATTCGTGGGCCAATCAACCCGCTGTCCATAAGCACACTCGATGCTACATTTGAGATACCGGAGGACTACCATCTGGACATGCTCGAATGGGCTGCGTATCGCGCTCTGCGTAATCTCGATATTGACGGCGAAGATCGCACTAAAGCTATTGCGCACAAGACACGTTTCGAGGAATCGATCGCGGAGTGCAAGCGGGAGATGAAGAGTAGAATGTGGCAACCGTTGATGTGGGGGTTCGGCAGCAACGGATTTACCTATCTGAAAAACTGAGGTGCGTGATGCCCGGTGACTACCCGATGTTCCAAGTAGGTGACACGAACACCACGCGACTGCTCAAGGACACCACGCAGCAGATGAAGGCTGCGCCGGGAGTCGGCAGCTACATTGCTCGTGGTATTCGTGGCACTGCTGCACTTCCGATTGCTGCTGGGGCCGATGTGCTGGACGCATTGAAACCGGCAGGTGCCGCTGTAATGAATTTCGGCAGTGAGTTGGCCACCGGGACACCGTACGTTCCGCCGTCCGCTGCCGCCAACGCCGCCAAGGCAGCAGCCGTGCGTTCCTCCGGCTCCGATCCCACGATCAACACCGATGCGTACAACCGCTCCGGTGCCGGTGACAACTACCCAGCGTATCCGACCCCCGGCAGCACCACGGAGCGCGCGGCGCAGGGCGAGAAATCGTCCGTGGACGCGTGGAATCAGCACGTGGCGCAGCAGCTTGGTACTGCGGGTACCGCAGGCACTCCAGCCGAAGTGGCTTCGCTCATGGCCGGTTCACAGCCGGGATGGGGCAAGCAGGCAGGACTGGATGCGATCAATGCGCCCGGTGGCAAGCCGCGCATGCTCAACGTCGGTTACGGATCGACCATCATCGGATCGGGCAGCACTACAGGAGCGGGGCAAAGCGGACCGAACAAGACGCTCGGACGTGCCAACAGTTTCACCGGTATCGGCACGGGTGATGTTCCAGAAGGCGCGGCGGGTGTGTTCGGTGCGCCGCCGCCCGGTAGCACGCCGTCTCCAATCGAGAAGGCTCGTGCGCACGTGAACGATCTCTACAAGCAGGCCGAGATGTACAGCAAGAGCGGCACGTTGTGGGGCAAGATCCAAGCAGCCGGTTTGTACAAGCGAGCAGCGGCGATGCACGCCAGCGTGATGGGCGAAGGCACGATTGCGCACGCGATGGGGCAGTTGAATCTCGATACGCAAAAGGCTGCTCCCGACATCGCTGCGCGGCTTGCGGCGCAGAAGCTCATGGAAGCGGGCGATACGCAAGGTGCATGGCGTGTGCTGTCCACTGCGCAGGGACACAACCCCGATGCGCTGCAGTTTCACACGACGGCGCTCGGCGGCATTGCGGTGAATCCGGCTGGCGAGGGCATCGCATACGATCTACAGAACAACCCCAAGGGCAGGCTCCCTCGCATGGCGGATCTGCCCATGCTGCAACCACCTACCGCGCTGCCGGGGCGGTGATCTGTGGATTTCCCACCGCTGAATCCGGGGTACTCGCCGGAGATACTTTCTCATGCGAACAGGCTCGTGGCGGCGTACGCCACCAAGCCGCAAGCCCCTGCGCCTGCTGCCCCTCCCCCGCCGCAACCTGACAACGGCATCCTGACCGACATCGGCCACGGTCTCGCCAGAGGCGTGATGGTCGGTGCGCCGACGAAGGTCGGCCAGATGCTCAAGGCTCCGGGTGCGCCCGGTGACACGCTGTACGACGCGGGCCAGAGCATGGTCGATGCGGCGACGGCGCGCGAACAGGGCAACGATCTCTATCGCACCACAGGCGCGTGGGGCGCTGGTGCGGACATGCTGGCATCTGGACTGCCCGCACTGGCTGCAGCGCCCGCAGCGGCCATGCTGGGTGCCCCTGCGCTGGCTGTGGCAGGTGCCGGAGCGGTGGCCAGTGGCGCTCTCTTCGGTGGATCGTCTTTCCAAGATACGTACGAACGCGCAACGAAGGCCGGGATTTCTCCGGAAGCCGCGCACGACGCGGCGTTGAAAGTTGGCGCGATCCAAGGTGTCGGGCAGGGTGTGGCGACCGCTGTCGGCGCGCGTCTGCTTACCGGCGCTGCCGGGGCCGTAGCGAAGAGCAGCGGCGCGCAAGGTGTGCTGGACTCGTTCGCATCGCCGAAGTTTCTCAAGCCGTTCGCTACGGGCATGGCCGAGAACGTCGCTACGCAGATTCCGGTACAGATGGGTGCTGCTGCCGGTGTCGCGGCCGTGGAAAAGAATGCGGGTATCGATGCTCCTGATTCGTGGGAAGCAGCGAAGTCAACGATTGCGCCAACCGCCGCAATGACCATGCTCATGGGACCGCTGGGTGCAGCGGGTCTCGTGATGAACAATAGGCGCAAGGCGCAGATCGCGGCCAACGTCAGCACGGCTCCACCGGCTGATGCTCCAGCGGAGATCAAGAGTTCGGTAGCGAACATGCGGATGCGTGACGCCGAACAGCTTGCGCGCGAGATGCGTCGTGTTGATCCCGACGCTGCGAATAAGTGGCACATGGAAGCTCTTCGTGCTATCAACGCTGACGAGGCTGTGGATCTGCACATCGGGTTTGATGCAGAAGCTGCACGTGCCGCCCGTATCGCTCCGGGTGAGTTCCAACTGCAACCGACCGATCCGAATGCACAACCGCCGCTGGAACTGCAGCAGTCCGGTGAGCAGCCAATGCCGCTCGATCAATCAGGACAGGGCCAACTCGATCTGCAAGATCCGCGTCAAGGAGAACTGGCGCTCGGTCGCAACAACACAGCGGAAGAAACCGCGCAGCAGTTGCGCGAAAGCGTTGGCGATAACGGACCGATTGCGCCCACGCCACCTCCGACCCCGCCGACGCTACCGAAGGGTGGGCGTGGCTCTGGAATGTCAGCGGACGAAGCCACAGCGCGTATCGTCGCTGCGAAAGAAGCCGAGGGTGCAGGGCAGGGCACTGCGCGAGCGTTGGGGCTACTCAACGATTCGCCCATCGTCAAGGTCAGCGATGCGGGCACCAGCTACAGTCTGAACAAGCAGGAACGTGTGCAGTGGATGAAGAGTGTGCTGGGGACCACACCATCAGACCTCATCAGCAAAATGTCCACGCTCGAACCGAACGCACTGGCCGAAACGTTGCAGCAGGTGTGGCACGACAAAGGCGGCGAAGGTGGGCCGAAGTATCTGGCCAAGATCGAGTTGTTGTACAAGCAAGTCACCGGCAAGGACATTCGCGAACTGAAAGGTGCACCGGAGACGGGGCACCGTGACCATTTCGATCTCCGCGTTCCGAATGCGGAAGAACTCGCGCAGCAACAGCGGGACGCTGCCGCCATTCGTGGACAGTCGGAGAAGCCGCTTACCGCGCAGGAAAAAGCGCAGATCACGAAGCGTCAGGGTGATCTGTTCAAGGAACAGAAGCCGCTGACTAAAGCGCAAGAGAAAGCGCAACGTGATGTGGCGAAGATGCTTGTCAGGGAGGTAACGAGTGAAGCTGCCAACGAGGCCAAAGCTGAACCATCCAAAGGTGAACCCGCCAAAGCTGGAGCCGAAGATGCCGCCCGTGTTGAGCAAGTGGCTCAAGCGCAAGGGGATGCCCAATCCCAGCGAGGGGCTGGCCGCGCTACGCAAGAAGAATTAGCCGCAGGGCGGTTGCTGTCTGGAGACGAGAGCGCCCTCGCCCCGGCGACCACCAAGCAGGCACAGGCGAAAGCGCAAGGGAAGAACGTTGACTACTTCCCGAAATCGAAAGTGATCCGTTCCGCTGTGGTGAAGTTCGGCGGGCAGACGTTCGACGGTGCCAATCATCTGGAAGCATTGAAGAAGGCCAAGGACGCGGGCGCGATCTCGATTGTCGATGGCAAGGTCAAGACGCAACCGGGCGACGACTACAACCTGTTCCGTTTGAAGAATGGGGAGATCGTATCGCGGGCGCACGTCGAAGAGTTGACCGGTGCAGGGCGTACCGAGGACATCAACAAGCAACTCGACGCGCCGAAGATGTCGAAAGCGCAGGCGAAGGCTGCAGAAACTGAACGCGCACGTACTGCGGCCGACGAGCGCGCACAGGCGATTGCAGACACCATAGGCAGGCACGACCGCGAGACAACGCAACTACAAGCAGAATTCCGCGCGTTGTCCACGATCCCCAAGCCGAACAAGCAGCAGTTCGCGCGCAAGAATTTCCTAGAGACCGAGATCAACGCTCGCGCGCAGGAGCGCGCGGATCTCACGCAGAAGCATAGTGACGCCGTGGGCGTTGCCGAGGATGTAGCGCATGGCAATGTGGAGCCGGTGCGCTCGCGCAGCGAGTGGGCATTCACGGATGGGAAGTGGGACGATCAGGCAGGTATTGGTCCCAGCGATATCAGTGGGCAGGGCGGCAACAGTTACGGTGCGCGCAGACAGGCCAATCTGAATATCGGCAGCGCCACGAGCAATCTGCTCAAGGTTGTGGACTTCATTTCCGCGCGTATCGCATCGCGTACGGCGACACCTGCAGAACGCAAGTTTTTGGCCAACGCAGCTAAGTATGTTGGTGGCGAGCGAAGCTCCAAGAGCGCGCGTGATGCGTTGGGGACGTTGAGCGAAAGCGAACACGCCAAGTACGTTGAGCGGGTGCAGCACTACATCGCCGCCGTGAAGCTCGCGCAGGACATGAAGGGGATCGCCAATGAGGCCAAAGGGCGCGAGTATGTTGACGAAACCGTGCGTATGGCTTCGCATGAACAACGCATTAAGGCGGTGGATGAGGCGCTGGCTAACGGCACGATGACGCTGAAAGAAGCGACGGCGGAATCGGAAGCCATCGCCAAGGACGCCAAGAATCTGCAGAGCGAGATGGACTCGTTCAAGCGCGGCATCAACGCGCTGACGGACACCAGTCTCCAAGCGCACGTCGAGCAGCATGGCACGGCGACGGCGGCGATGGACTACATCGCGCGCAACCACAAGAACCCGTTGGTGCGTGCGGTAGCGAAGCTGCTGAACAACTCCAATCTGAATACTCGCGTTATCGTCGTTGACAACCCAACGTTCAACGGCGGTCGATACAATCGGTTGTCGAACCAGATCGAGATAGGCCGTGGCGGCATGAACGCTGTCACCCTGATGCACGAGTCCACACACGCACTTGTGCATCGGGCGTTGAGTGATGCGCTGATAGATCAACATCGTGCCTCGATCACGCCGAAGCAGCGCGACGGAGTGGAAGCTCTGCACGTCGTGCAGGACATCATGGCCACCTTCCGCAAGAAGGCTGACTTCGAAAATGAGTCGCATCGGCTTGCGTTGGAAGATGAACACGAGTTCGTCGCCGAGGCGCTGAACAATCCGCAGATCCAAAAGATTCTCGGCGGCACGAAGTTCTGGAACAGCGTCCGTAAGCTGGTTGGTCTGGCACCGAAAGACCAGACGGAGTTCGAGCGGCTGATGGATGCATCCACCATGCTGTTCGGCGACTCGCGCGTAGACTCGTTGAAGCCGTTCCAAGACTCCGTACGTAGCACGTTCCATCGCGCGCTGAATGCGAACAGCCCATCGGACGCAGTGGAGATGACGCAACGCGCGCACAAGGCGCTGGCGGGTGTTCCGTCGAAGCTCGCCAACTGGCTTGGCGGCAAGGACATCAAGGCAAGCTGGACGCAGGAAGGTCTAAGCTGGGTGTCGCTTAACCACATGCAGTGGTTGACCAAGCGCACTACGGACAACATTCGCGCTGCGTTCCCTGCCAACAAGGAACTGCACACGGCGCTCTCCGCGTTCGATCAGGCGTTTGGCGGATGGCAACGCATGGTCAGCGAGCGCCGTGGTCAAGGCCAGCATCTCATCAACGGCAAGGATGAGTCGCAGGATGTGATTCGGCACATGATGCAGCAGCTATCTTCGCAACCGGGCGCGTTCAACCGCATGTCGCAGATGGCGCGTGACGCCAAAGCGACCGGCATGTTCCCCAGCGACAAGACGTTGGCGGAAGCGCAAGCGCGTAATCCTAAGATCACACAGGCGATGTTCAATCACCCTGCTGCGGTGCGTGCGCGCGAGCAGTATGAACAGTTGAATCGTTCGCATCCGGAAATGGTCAAGACGTACGAATCGATGCTGCAAAAGCATCGGCTCGATTTCGCTCGGTACTACGCCACCGTTCTGGAGAACACTCTGCGGCTGGAGAAGCTGCACATGGCCGAGGGCATTAAGGATCGTGTCGGCGAACTCGATTGGACGGTGCACAAGGATCTGCCTGTCACGTTGCAGGAAGAGAAGCTGAACGGCGTGATGAAGCACATACAGGGCAAGCTCAACGATCTTCACGTTCGGCTGAATCTGCAGGACAAGGAAGGCCAAGCCGCCAAGGACGCCACGCTGATAAAGCAGAACGTAGACAGTCTGCTCGGCGAGTACAACCGGCAGCGGTCCACGCCGTACGTGCACATCGGCCGCGTTGGTGACTATCACATTGGGATGGAGATCTCGACGGCTCCCGGCGCGTGGGAACGTGTCGGCAAGCTCATCGGTGGCGACAAGGAACAAGGCGGATTGCATCGCGACTGGCACGAGCCGATTTTGAATCGTGACGGCAAGGGCAATCGTAAGGTGTACATGAAATTCGATTCGGCGCAGGCGCTCAACGACGCTGTTGCAAAGCTCGAACCGTTGCGCGCGGAGAAGCTGTTTCACGATGCCGAAGGCAAGGACACCTACTTCGACGGCGCGGTGATTGACCACTCGCGCATGTTCGAGGCTGCATCTCCGGGGTTCATTCGCTCGCTTACCAAGCGCATCAACGATAGCGCGGAGTACGACGCGGACACCAAGAAGGCGATGGTCCGCGACATCATCGATACGCACCGTCAGCAGCTTCCGGAAACGTCGCCGTTGAAGGCGAGTATGTTCGCTGACGGACATAATGGTGCCAGCACGGATCTGATTCGCACGTTCGGTGATCGCATGACCATGAGCAATCAAGCTCTGGTCAACGCGCGTGCTGCTCCCCGGATTGCGGACGCGCTCACTGATATGCGCAGCGCCATGAAGGGGCTTGGCAGCATGCCCATCGGCGATGAGAAACTGAAGCTCGCCCGGTATGTGCAGGAGTTGACTGGTCGCGCCGAGGACATGCAGACGCCGGTCTATTCGCCTACCATCGCTCGTGCCAAGGGACTCACCGCAGTGTGGCGACTCGCCATGTCGCCTGCGTACGTCGCGATGACGATGTACCAGCCGTGGCAGATGACGCTCCCGTTCGTTGGTGCCAAGTTCGGGTTCAGCCAGACGATGTTATCGATGGGCAAGAATTTCGGCATGTCGCTGGGAATCTTGAACGCGTTGATGAAGCACGGCTGGGGACAGCAGAAGGGCGATGCGTTCTTCAATAAGCTGTCGAACATGTCCGATCTGGCGCTGCGCTTCCGCGAGTTGAAGAACTCGGATGGCACGCCACTGTTGAACGGTGAAATGCTGGGGATGCTGGAGCATCTGCAGTGGTCGGGGCTGCTCAATTTCGGACAGGCGCAGCAGATTTTCCGCACCGATCCGGCCGATATCAGTGCGGCTGGGAAAGCTATTCGCATCGCTACGGTTATGCCGCACTACGCAGAGATGAGCAATCGCATCACTGGCGCGATGACGGCATTCGAAATGTATCTGAAGAAGAATCCGGACAAGCTCACCGACCGCGCCAAACTGGTGAAGGCCGCGCAGGAATTCGCCGTGGCCACGGTGAACCATACGGATGGCAACCATTCGCAGAGCAACGTGGCTCGTAGGCTGGGATCGCGCGGCGTTGCTGGCAAGGTCACGCCACTATTCGTCGGCTTCCAGCAGTACGACATCCAGATGATGGAGTTCCTCTCGCGTATGGCGATGCAGGCGTGGGGGTTCGACAAGAACGCGCGTGAGGCGCAAGCCATGTTGCTTGGTGTGTCTGCTACTACGGCGGCAATGGCCGGTACGTTGGGTCTGCCCATGATGGGCATACTTACGGCTGTCTCCAACGCGCTCGGCGACATGTTCGGAGACGAGACGGGAACCCCGCCAGACTTCGCACACGCGTGGCGTGAGTACATGAACGGTGTGTTCGGGGAGAAGGGCGGCGAGATCGTCTCGAAGGGACTGCCGCGTGCGTTGAACTTCGACATGAGCGCGCGTTCCGGATATCAGGACTTGGCTCCGTTCTCGGAGTTCCTGCAGGATCGTCGCTTGATGAAAGACAGGCTCAAGGACGGCGCGTTGAATTTCATGGGGCCAGCCGTGGGCGTGTTGGCTGGCATCGCTACCGGTGCGCAAGCGGCGCATCAGGGCGACTACGTTACGGCCATCAATGAGGCTCTCCCAGCCGGTGTGCGCAACATCGCCAAGGCGTACCGTCTGAGCCAGTACGGCTACGAGACGCAGGGTGGCAACAACGAGATTCCGATCCCGCACGACAACTGGAACGTGATGATGCAGGGGATGGGGTTCACCAGCGGCGTTAAGGCCGAACAGAGTGAGCAGACGTTTCAGTTCAACACGAATCAGCAGTTGATGCAGCGGCAACAGCAGATCCTTCGCAACCATGCGTACCGCGCTATGGAACGCGGCGACTACGAGAACGTCGGAGCCATTATCCAACGGAACATCGACTTCGCGATGCAGCACCCGCAGTTCCATGCCGACATCAGTTCCGGATTGGCTGATCGAGCGCGGCAGCGGGCTATCGGATCGATGACCGGAGGTGTTCTAACTACTCCGCATACGCTACCATACCTCCAACAATATTTCCCACAGGCGCGGCAATGAACGAACTTCCCATCACCACTCCTGCCGATGATGATCGACGTGCCGCCGACAAAGACTGGAAGGCATCTGTGGACGAGATACTGAGAGAGGGCAGCGAAAAATTCGCGGAGCTTGCCGAGGGGCAGGCTACGATGCTGCAAAAGCTCGCGGAGAACACCAGCACGACCGAGGCCATTCGCACGCAACTGAACACGCACATGGCGAACACCGCGTCCATCAGTAAGAAGATGGACGATCACGTCAAGCGGTACGACGAGTTCAGCGAGCAGATGCGCCCCGTGGTCGCTGCTGTGGATACCATGCAGGGTGGCGTGCGCATACTCGGAAAGTTCGGTGAGTTCTGCGTGGTGTTTGGAAAGTGGTTTCGTCGCGCTGTGATCTGGCTGACACCAATCGCCGCTGCGTTTGTAGCTGCATGGCACTACCTTCGGGATGGAAAACTGTGACTCGCAGACAACAAGCTGTCGCTTTCTTCGTTCAACAGGGTTGGACACTCGCGCAAGCTGCCGGGATTGTCGCCAACCTTGAAGCGGAGAGTGGGCTGCGTCCAGACGCAGTAGGCGACGGTGGACTTGCGTATGGCATCGCGCAGTGGCATCCGGATCGGCAAGCGAACTTCGCGAGGGTGCTGGGCAAATCCATCCAAGGTAGTTCGTTCGAGGACCAACTCGCGTTTGTTCACGCGGAGCTTCATAGCACAGAGAAAAAAGCGGGCGAAAGGCTCGCCGCTTGCAAGACGGCTGGCGAGTCCGGTGCTTGTATATCTGTAAATTACGAACGGCCTGCCGATCAATCCGGCGAAGCGAGCAAACGAGCGACTATTGCGGAGCGCATCTTCTCGGAAAATACGCAAGACGCCGCGCCTATAGAAGAGCGCAGCGAAGAACTTCAACCAGCGGAGGGCAGCATGGGTGCAGGACTAGTGATGGGATTGGTGCAGGCGCTTATAAGCGGATTCGCGCCGGTAGCGAGGCAGCAGATCACGCAGGCGCTCGACAAGCACGGCACGGACTCCACCGCCACCACCGCAATCGTTGATGCGGTTCTTGGCGCTGTCGCTACCGCTACAGGCACGAGGCTCGACGTGCTGAAAACCAGCGATACGGCGGCGATCAGCGCAGTCAACAAGGTGCAGAACGACCCTAAGCTGACCGCGCAGGTGGAAGAAGATGCCGTCGCGCACCTCGACAAGATGGTGGACGTGCTGGAAAAGCTGCACGCGCTAGATGTGGTGGATCGCCAGATGGACGAAACGTCGATGAACAACGCGCAGGCGCGCGGCGATTCGAGTAAGTTCGATGCACGGCCTGCCGTGGCCAAGGCGGTGCTGTGGGGCACGGGACTGCTGGTGTTGGCAGAGTTCCTGCTCGCATTGGTGTACGTCATCAACGGGAAGCCAGTTCCCGATTTGCTGCTGGGCCTATTCATCACCACGGCGACGTGGCTGATGGCCAAGGGATCGACACTGGTCGATTACGCGTACGGCACATCGAGTTCCAGCACCGCCAAGGATGTTACTATCGCCACGGCGCTGGGTAAGAAATAGGGGGCTGTGTGGCTACGATCAAGAAGTTCACGATCCAGCAAGGCGAGACATGGCAGCGGGTGATCCGGTGGGAGATCCCGCCGATCATCTACAAGGCCATCACCGCTATCACACAGGCGGCTCCGGCCGTCATTACCTCTCCTACGCACGGGCTTGTGAGCGGGTGGCGTGCCGCACTGGTCAGTGTCAACGGGATGACGGAGATCAACTCGCTGCACGTCGTCCCTCGCGATTCCGACTACCACCAAGTGACGGTGCTAGATGCCAACACGGTGTCGATGAACACCGTCAACAGCGCCGGGTACAGCCCGTACACTTCCGGTGGGTACCTGCAGTTCATGACGCCGCAGGATCTCACCGGCTACACGGCGCACATGGACATCAAGGACAAGATCGGCGGCACCGTCCTGCTGTCCCTGACCACGGTCAACGGCGGCATCATCATCAGCCCCGGCAACAAGACCATCACGCTCTTCCTCACCGACGTGGCCACGGAAGCCATCACGTGGCTGAACGCTGTGTACGATCTGGATCTGATCTCGCCATCGAGCGTCGTGACGCCGCTGTACACCGGCACCATCGAGTTCATCAAGGAGTAGCCTGTGCAGGCTATGTGCACCAGCTTCAAGCAGGAGATGCTAAAGGCAGTGCACAACTTCAGTGCTGCTGGTGGGCACACGTTCAAGTGGGCGCTGTACACACCAACGGCGGTTCTTGACGCATCCACTACGGTATACGCAGCGACCGACGAAGTTGCCAGTGCTGGGTACACTGCTGGCGGGCTAACGCTTACCAACGTCGAACCTAGCGTCTCCGGCACTACGGCGATGACATCGTTCGCCACCAACCCATCGTGGACTGGTGTGACGTTTGTGACTACCCAAGGGCTGATCTACAATACATCGGCTGCTAACAAGGCTGTAGCAGTAATTGACTTCGGAGGAAGTCAATCAGTAACGGCAGGGACGTTCACTATCAATCTGCCGCCCGTAACCGCAACGACGGCGCTATTGCGTTTAGTCTAATGGAGAGCATAATAATGAGCATTCAATTTGTCACCACCACGCTGGGCGAGCTACCCGAAACGGATCTGGTGTTCGAGATGATCCCGCAGGAGAGCAAACCGGATTCATGGATCATGGCGCGGGAAGGAAGGTACGTAGGAACGAATCAGGCATTCGCCGAACACGTTGGGAAGATCATACGACGTGATGTATGGGTCACAATGAAGTCCGGTCTTAGGGCCGGAGCAACAGCCGGTCAACCAGCATAGGAGAGTAACGTGGCCAATACGTCAGCAATTTGCACCTCGTTCAAGCAGGATCTACTGAACGGCTTGCATGCGTTCGGTACCACCGTCGTACGCGGCGCGACAACGAAAGACTCATTCAAATTCGCGCTGTATCTTACGACGGCGACAATCGGTGCTGCCACCACGGCGTATTCGGCCACCAACGAAGTCACCAGTGCGAACTACACAGCAGGCGGATTGGGTGTCACCAATGCCACTGCGCCAACCACATCGGGCACCACTGCGTACTGGACGCCATCGGCGAACGCCGCATGGACTACAGTCACGTTCACCACCGACTGCGCACTTCTGTACAACGACACGGCGGCTGGCAAGAATTCTGTCGGCAGCTACACGTTCTCTTCGCAGACGGTGACAGCGGGCAACTTCACGCTGACGATGCCGGTGAATGCGGCCGGTACGGCGCTTCTGCAGATCGCGTAAGCTCATGGCTCTCTACGATCTAGGCGCGACATACTCGACGGGGGCGTCCAATCTCCCGTCGAACAGTGTCAAGGCTGGAGCGTCCAGCAACATACGCATCTACGAGGTCGCAGCTACTAGCAACGCTGCGGTCGCTTGCGCGTTTGGATTTGGGCGACCAGCCAACGACGGGTCCGTAGTACAGACAAGCACCACAAATTTTCAGCCGGAGAGCATCGCCGATCCAGCAGCAGGGGCCAAGTTCGCGACCACGTGGAGTACCGCGCCAACATCTCCCGCTGTATTTCTGCGCAGGGGTGCATGGCCAGCGACAGTGAATTACGGATTCATCTGGACCTTCCCCCGTGGTCTGGTGTTGTTTGTAAACAAAGATGTGTGCACGTGGAATATAGTTACCGCAGCCGCTGCGATGCAGGTGTCGATAGTAATAAACGAGTAGTCCCACACAGGAGAAACAAATGGCAATTTATTCCCAAGGCGTCAACACCACTGTCGGCACGACCACGGCTCCGTCGCTCGATCTCAAAGCGGCTGCGGCGAATTCGCCGAAGCTCATGGAGTACGCGATCAATCTCGGCGCGGCCACGGCGTCCACGTACGGTCTTGGGCGACCGGCGAATGACGGCTCGGTCGCGCAGACTTCACCGATTCTGGTGCAGGCTGAGAACCCGTCCGATCCTGCAGGGCAGACCGGCAGTGCTGTTGCGTGGGGAACCGCGCCAACGGTGCCCACGGTGTTCCTGCGCCGGATCTTTCTGCCCGCCACCATCGGCGCAGGTGTGATCTGGACGTTCCCGCGCGGCCTCACGCTGCCGGTAACGAAGGGCGTCGTGCAGTGGAACATTGCGGCGTCATCGGCCAACACGAAC